CACACTGCAAGGCGGCGCAAATCCTGCCTATATATATTCTGTTACAAATCTTACATCTAACAACTTCAACCCCAACACTTACGACGGAACTAGAATTTCGTTACAGTTTTTTGGTTCTGGACAAACAGGTCCTCAAGGAAATGTTGCTGGTTCTCCGTACCGATGGTCATCATCGACCACAATGGCAAACCCTGGTACCGGAGCAATTCGTTACGACAATGGAACTATCGCTGCAGTTACACAAATTGCCGTTGACAACCAACCATTTCCAAACGGTAACAGCAATGATGATTGGTTTGCAACTTGGGATGATGTAACTTCACCAACCAAGGGCTATTTGTATGTCCAGGGAGCTAGTGCTGGAGATACAACATTTAACGTATTTGCAGTAACTGGATTAGCAGACCAAGGAAGTTGGTGGTTAATTGATGTTGATTATGTAAATGGAGCAATCCCGACAGCTCTCGAAAACGTTGTTCTCAATTTTGTTTCAGCTGGAATCCAAGGTGTAACAGGTCCAACTGGTTCCACGGGTGCTGCTTCTACCGTAACTGGCCCTACTGGTAGCACCGGACCGACTGGTGCAACTGGTGCGGATTCAACAGTTACTGGACCAACTGGACCCACAGGTGCGACAGGAGCTGCAAGTACAGTAACTGGACCGACAGGACCTGCTGGTGAGACTGGCCCAACAGGTCCTACGGGTGCTGCTGGTGAAACTGGACCGACAGGACCAACTGGTGCGGCTTCAACAGTTACAGGTCCAACTGGTCCAACTGGTCCAACTGGTGCTAATTCCACGGTTACAGGTCCAACTGGGCCTCAAGGAACGACTGGTCCTACAGGACCTACAGGTATCGCAATATACGATACTGAAGACGGCGTTTTGTCACAACAGATTTTTAGCTAAGGAGCAATCATGGCAACGTATACAAAAGTAAAACTTTCAGGTAGTACTAACGGCAGAGGAATTAAAGTTGCTGCTACGGCAACTGCCGGTACGACTATTCATCAAACAGGCACAGCAAACATTGATGAAGTATGGCTATATGCATACAACTCGGACACTGTTGCAAGAGTTTTGACTATTGAATGGGGTGGAGTTACCGCACCGGATGACAACCAAAAAATTACTATTCCATCTTTGTCTGGTTTGACATTGGTTGTTCCAGGGTTGGCTTTGTATCCATCTGGGTCTGCACTAACCGTTGCCGCGTTTGCTTCTGTAACAAACGTCATCGTTATCACAGGATTCGTAAATAGAATTTCATAATGGCAAATCCGCTTCGTAGAGTGATGGCATCAAGCCAAGTCAATGAATGGTTTGGCGCGCAATCAATCGAAACACCTTCACGTCTAATAACCAATTCAATTCGTGTTGATTATTTAGTTATTGCTGGTGGAGGCGGTGGCGGATTTTCAACTGGAGGCGGTGGCGGAGCAGGCGGCTATCTTGAAGGAGTAGCAAATATTGCACTTGGTGCAAACTATGTTGTTTCTGTTGGGACGGGTGGTTCTGGGGCAACTTCTGGAGCAAGAGCAAACAATGGAACAAGTTCGCAATTTGCAAATGCTTTGGCAGATGGCGGCGGTGGAGGAAGTGACACTGGAGCAGCAGGAACAAAAGATGCGAAATCTGGTGGCTCTGGTGGAGGCGGAGGGTGGCCAGTTAGCCACTTAACTGGTTCTGCAACACAAAAAAGCACATTTGATGGTCTTGGTTACGGAAACGATGGCGGAGTTCCATTAGATATTAACTTTCGTGGAGCTGGAGGCGGCGGTGCTGGAGAAAAGGGAGGTAGCGCAGGAACATCGGGCGGAGCTGGCGGAGCTGGCGGAGCAGGAAGAGCATCTTCTATAACTGGAACGTCAGTAACTCGTGGTGGCGGAGGCGGAGCAGGCGCAGTCTTTCAAACAGCAGGCGCAGCTGGTTCTGGCGGTGGTGGAGCAGGCGCAACATCAGGAGTTGGAGGCTCCGGAACAGCAAACACTGGAGGAGGCGGAGGCGGCGGAGGAAACGCAGCAAACGGTGGAGTTGGTGGAACAGGCGTGGTAATTCTTCGTTATCCAAGCGCATACACAATCACAATAACGACAGCAACTGGTTCAACAGCAACAGATGGAAACTTTAAAGTAACAACCATTACTGCTGGTACCGGCACAGTAAGTTTTGCATAGTACATTAAATACCGAAGGAAACAATGGAATTCAATGACCTCGTAAACGAGTACAACTTTAGAAAATGCCGTGGTCCAGAAGAAGCAGATGTAGAACAACTTGTAGAAGCATTTGAGTTCTTCTGTGCTAACTACGTCTATATCAAGCATCCAAGTCGTGGACGAATTGAATTTGAGTTACGACCAGCGCAGATAGCAACTGTTCGAGCATGGCTAGGACACAGAAACACGATTGTTCTCAAAGCACGTCAGATTGGCTTTTCTACTCTCGCTGCTGCTTTTGCATTTTGGCTTGCATTCTTTTGGCCAGACAGATTTGTCGTCATGCTTTCCAAGACCGAGCGTGAAGCCGCCAAACTTCTGTCTAAAGCCAAGTACATCTATAAGTTCATGCCACGATGGATGCAATTAGCTGGTCCTGAGCTACTCCAGAACAACGTGCTTAAAATGGCGTTTGATAACGACTCTGTTATTGAGTCTTTGCCGTCAGCAAACGAACCTGCTCGTGGTGAATCCGTATACCTAGCCATCATTGACGAGATGGCGTTCCTTCCAAACCCAGAACAGGCTTGGGCATCTATTGAACCTATTGCCGACGTTGGTGGTCGTGTTATCTGTTTGTCCACGGCTAAGGGCGAAGGCAACATCTTCTACACCCTGTGGCACGGGTCACAGACAGGAACCAACCGATTCCATGGCATTTTCTTTCCATGGTCTGCAAACGGAGACCGTGACCAATCTTGGTATGACGCGCAAGCCCTTGAACTTCCACCATGGCAGCTACACCAAGAGTACCCATCAAACCCAGAAGAAGCCTTTATCCGTTCTGGTCGCCCAGTATTTGACATTGATTCACTAAACCGCTTTGAGACAGAACGCCCAAAGACAGGGTTCAACAAGAAGTCTTCCGATGTCAGGAATTCCTTCATGTTTGAGTCTTCTGGTGGACCTTTGTCCATCTGGCGTTTACCTGAATTTGGAGCAACCTATACGATTGGTGCTGACGTGGCAGAAGGACTTGCTCGTGGCGACTATTCCACAGCCCATGTGATTGACGCTAAGTCTGGACTTGTGGTTGCCCACTGGCACGGACACATTGACCCAGACAAGTTTGGGGAAGAAGTGTTGTATGCCCTTGGCTTCTTCTACAACGAAGCCCTGATTGGTGTTGAGTCAAACAACCACGGTCTAACTACCCTGACGGCCCTGAATCGCGCGAACTACAGCAACCTGTATCGCCAGCGCCGATTGAACCAGAGAAATCCAGAGCAGACGGAGCAGCTTGGTTGGAGAACCACATCGCTGACAAAGCCGTTAGCTATTGACGAACTCAGCGCCAATATTAGAGATGGGGTGTTGCAGATTATGTGCGAATACACCATTGCTGAACTTAAGACCTTCGTCCGGGACGACAACGGCTCAATGCATGGCTCACCCCATGACGACAGGGTTATGAGTCTGGCCATTGCCAACCAGATGCTGAAGTATGTCTGGCTTGCTGAATACCGCCCAAAGACAGACGCTCCGTTTGGAACCCTGAACTACTTTGCGTCCAAGCTCAAGAAACCGACCAAGGAAAAAGAGCGCTACATGATTGGGGAGTTCAATTCCTACTAGGCTATGTAATGGTTTGACCTTATAGTAGGAGATATATGCATTGTTCATCTTGTTCTAGGTCGATTGAGTCAGATAATGACATCAAAAGGCGTCTTTGCTTTAAATGCCACGTAAAAAGTGTCCGATTGGGATTTACCCATGGCAAAGAAGACTTTCACGGCCCAACTATTCGCCAGCGTCAACGAGAGATGGAAGATTCCCCACGGTTTAAGGCCGGAGAGATAGAGAAGGTTCCGGCAAGGAAAGAGTTGATATGAAAAAGAGAATTAAAAATGCTGCAAAGCCTGTTGTCAAAGCGGCAAAGAGTGTCAAGAAAATAGATGTGCCTGCTGAGAAGCAAGCAAAGAAGGACGCCATTAAGGCGGCAAAGTACCAGAAGCCAAAAGAAAAACCAAAGCCTAAGAGCAAGGACAAGAAATAATGAAGAAGCCAAAGTTTGGAGTTGTCATAGCAATTGGTAAGTCACCAATGGGTGAGGCTTACAAGAAAGCCGCTGGCAAATACGCATCAGAAGAAAAGGACAGAGTTCCAAAGGCCAAAATGCCTAATGCTTCTAATGTTGAAAAAGACCCTAAAAAACCTAAGAGCAGAATGCCTATTGCTCCAAAGTCTGGCAAGCCATCAACTAAACCAATGCGCACAGACAAGAAGCTCTAATGAAAAACAAACCAACAATGGAACAAGCCTATGAAGCAGCTGAAAAAGCTGAATACAAAGGCATGAAGAAATCAAAGTTGTCGCCAAAGCAAAAGAACATTGCTTCAGCAGCAGAACCTAAAAACAAAATCACCGGAGCTGATTTCAAAGCTCTCAAGGGAAAGAAGAAGTAACCATGTCATTAGTCCCATCAATAGAATCCGCAACACTCAATGCTGCAGAAGAAGCACTGACACTGACTGCACTAACCGCAGACTCAGTTGTTCTTCAGGTAACCGGTACATTCACTGGCACCATTACATTTGAAGCCTCAGTAGATGGCACAAACTATGTTGCCATTGCAATGAAAGCCTCTACACAAACCACTGCAACGACTCTTGTTACAACGGCTACAGCGGCTGGTGTGTTTAGTTTGAACATTCAAGGGTTGCCAAATTTCAGGGCAAGAATGAGTGCATACACAAGCGGAGATGCGGTTGTTACTGCATCATTGGCAAGGTCGAATAAGTAGTGCCGGGCAACCCAAAGTACACACCAATGAAGTCAACAACGAAACCTGTTTGGGACACAAAGAATCCTAAAAAGAAATCAACTCCATTGACTGCAGCGCAGAAAGCTAAAGCGAAAGCTTCGGCTAAATCTGCTGGTCGTCCATATCCAAATCTTGTTGACAACATGAACGCAGCAAAGAAGAAAAAGAAGTAATGGCAAAGAAGAAACCGACCGTTGAGAGCGCATACAAAAGCGCGGCATGGACTCGCAAAGAAGGAAAGAATCCTGAAGGCGGTTTAAATGCTAAAGGTCGTGCTTCTTACAAAGCAGAGACTGGTGGAACTCTTAAACCACCTGTGTCGGCAAAGCAAGCTAAGAAATCACCAAAAGATGCTGCTCGACGCAAATCATTCTGTGCTCGTATGGGTGGAATGGAAGGACCGATGAAGGACTCTAAAGGAAAGCCAACGCGCAAGGCTCTGGCTCTAAAGAAGTGGGATTGTTAAATGGCTCGTCAATCAAATGCAGACAGACTCGCAAGTTACAGAAAGCGTGTTGATTACGCACGTAACTGGCGTAAGAATGAAAACTACGACAATCTCTGGCAACGGATGATTAACCTTTACCGTGGTCGTCAGTACCGTGGTCAAGCAGTAGGCGACCGTCTACTTGTCAACATTGCTTTCTCCACGATTAACACTCTTGCACCATCAGTTGCTATTGGTCGTCCAAAAATTAACGTGAATCCACGCAGACCAGAAGATGGCGACAAGGCTGTTGTTACTGAATCAATTATTAACTATTGGTGGCAACATTACGAATGCCAGCCACAGTTCCAACTTGCTGTTAAGGACTATTTGATTCTTGGTCATGGTTGGGTAAAGACTGGTTATCGCTTTGTTGAAGAAGAGAAGACCAAAGACATTCAAGACAGCGCAGACGAAGCTGCAGACCCAAACAAGCCAGCAGACGATGTTGAGTCAGAATTCATCATTAGAGAAGACCGCCCATTCTTGGAGCGTGTTGACCCGTTTGACATGTTTGTTGACCCGGATGCAACATCAATGGATAATGCGCGCTGGATTGCTCAGAGAACTCGTCGTCCAATCAAGGACATTAAGAACGACCCAAGATATGACTACTCTGCTCGCAAAGATGTAGGACCTTCGTCATACCAACGTTATGGCGACATCAATACAACTCCAAACTTCTACACCACGAACTCTTATGGTGAAGAAGATGCATACGCAGACATCTTTGAGTACTACGACATTGACACAGGCGAAATGTCCGTGTTCTCTGACTCTGGAGACAAGTTCCTTATCAAGCCAGTCAAGATGCCATATGTGTTTGGTCATCCATTCTTCATGTTGCGCAACTACGACATTCCTGGTTTTTTCTACCCGATGGGTGAACTAGAAGCCATTGAGCCGTTGCAGTACGAATTGAACGAAACCCGTACGCAGATGATGAATCACAGAAAGCGTTACTCGCGCAAGTGGTTAGCCCTTGAGTCTGCCTTTGACGACTTCGGTCGCCAGATGCTTGCTTCAGATGACGACAACGTAATCGTGCCTGTTAAGGGCTCCGAGAACCTGAACAATGTTGTTGTTCCAATGCCAGCACTCATCAACCCACCAGAGTTCTACAACCAGTCAGCTTTGATTCAGAACGACATTGACCGTGTGTCAGGTGTCTCTGAGTACCAGCGTGGAGCAATTCCCGAGACCACGAGAACAGCCCGTGAAGCATCAATCATTGCTGAAGCCGGAAACGCTCGTGTTGCTGAAAAGCTTGTCAACATAGAAAACGCCATCGCCCGATGCGCGGCAAACCTCATCATGCTTGCCCAGCAGTACTTGACTGGCGAACAGACGGTTCGTATCGTTGGCACAGAGGCAGCCCCAGTTTGGTTGACCTTTGACCGTGACTACATTGCTGGAGAATTTGACTACAGCGTAGAAGCTGGCTCAACTGCTCCACGAAACGAAGCTTTCCGTCGAGACATGGCTTTGCAGGTTGTTTCAGCAATGGCACCGTTTGCTCAGGCTGGCCTTGTCAACATGCAAAAACTTGCAGAATACGTACTTGGAACTGGATTTGGAATCAAGAATGCATCAGCGTTCCTAACCCAACCACAAGCCCCAGAAATGCCAGAGGGTATGAGCCCAGACCAGCAAGTCCTTGAAGGACAAGGCTTACCACCCGGTATGACCCCTGACCAAATGGCTCTTGGACAAGAACCGCAACTTCCACCAGGCTTGATTCCAGGCGCACCACTCCAAGGTCCAGGCGGTGAAGTAGGAGCGCCACCGATGGGCGCATTGGAAAGCTTGCCACCTGAATTGCTACAGATTCTGTTAGCTCAGGCGCAACAAGCTCCACCTATGTAATGAAATGGATTACTATATAGGGAATTAAATATTCCCGCATGGAACAACCCAGAAGGACGGACTCCAATGAGTGACATAGAAATTACTGACGCTATAGACGACCAGGTTACCCCCGATGAGGGACAAGTTACCGAAGCAGTTGATGCTGAAGTAGAAACTCCAGAAGTAGAACCAGAACTCTTTGATTACACAGAGGTAGGCGACAAGTTCGTCAAACTCCAAGTGGACGGAGAAGAAGTTTTAGTTCCAGTTAAGGAGGCTCTAGCTGGATACCAGCGTCAAGCGGACTATACCCGCAAGACACAGGAACTCAGCGAACAGAGAAAGAGCATTGAGTACGCCGCCGCTCTACAGGAAGCCCTGCAGAACGACCCAGCGAACACATTGCGCTTACTTCAAGACCAGTACGGAATAACCGCAGAGCCTGAAGAGGATTTGTGGATAGACCCAACTGAGAAGTCGTTGAAGGAAATGGAAAAGCGTTTAGCGACCTTTGAACAACAACGGGCGATGGACGAACTGACCAAGACCATCGACACTCTGCAGAGCAAGTATGGTGACGATTTCAACGCAGATGAAGTTGTAGCCAAGGCCCTCGCTACGGGAGCCACCGATTTGGAAGCAGTCTTTAAACAGGTTGCTTTTGACAAGGTGTATTCCAAGGCATCTGAAGCCAACAAGAAATTGGCCAAAGAACAAGAGAGGCTAGACGCTAAGCGTGGCGCATCAATTGTGTCAAGCGCATCTACATCTAAGGGGACAACGGCACCACCATCTGCTCCACCAAAAACCGTATTCGAAGCTTTTGAGCAGGCAAAACGCCAGCTCGGAAGTTAAAACCCAAACCTCAAACAGGAGAAAATCATGGCCGGAAACCCGGACTTTAATGCAATTCTGTCAACTACGTTGCAGAACTATCAGCCAACGCTGGTAGACAACATCTTCAAGGACCTAGTCCTTTTGAACCACATGAACTCAAAAGGCAGAGTTCAGATGGAAGAAGGTGGCACCTCAATCGTTGAACCACTCATGTACGCAGTGAACGGCACCGCCAGCTCGTACAGCGGTTATGACGCGATTGACCTCACCCCACAGGACGGCATCTCAGCTGCTAACTACCAGTGGAAGCAGATGGCTGCTTCTATTGCTATCAGCGGTATCGAAGAAGCACAGAACCGTGGAACCGAAGCAATCATCAAGTTGCTCAACGCAAAAATCATGCAAGCTGAAATGTCGGTTAAGTCTGACCTCAACTCCATGCTTTACAGCGATGGCACTGGCAATGGTGGCAAAGACTTTAACGGTCTTGGCAACATTGTTGCAACCGCTAACAACACTGTTGGTGGCATTGACGCTTCAGCAAACACTTGGTGGAACCCATACCAGGACGTTTCGGCATCGACCTTGTCACTTGTTGACATGGGCAAGGTGTACAACAACGCTTCCAAGGGCAATGACGTTCCAGACATCATCGTGACCAACGAAGACTTGTTCTCAAAGTACGAGTCACTGTTGCAACAGAACGTTCGTTACCAGGACGTTGCAAAGGCAAACGCAGGCTTCCAGAACTTGATGTTCAAGCAGACGCCAGTCGTGTTTGACCTTGCTTTGGCAGCAGACACCTCCGCAGCACCGATGTACTTCCTCAATACGAAGTACCTCAAGCTCGTTGGTATGAACGGCCACTGGTTCAACACCACAGACTTCCAGAGCGGCACCGTTGCAGGCATTGACGCCCGCTACGCGCTGGTCTTGGCATTTGGTGAATTGACCTGTTCAAACCGTTCACGTCAGGGTTACTTGACCGCAAACGCATAATCAGCCTCGGCTGGTTCATTGATGTAGTCAGTGTCGGTGGCTGTCTTCCTTCGGGCAGTCCACCGGCGCTGGCTATTTCCATTTATCCACTAGGTAATGGATTAGCTATATAGTAGGGGAATCAATCAGATTCCCTTCCAAACATGGTTTGGTAATCTGGCGAAAGCCAAGGAGTAATGACAATCATGGCAACTAATAACAAATTCATTGTGGAGCGTACCAACGTACTCGCCGCAGACGTAACAGTGGGCGTTTCGTACGCCGCACTTGATGCTGGTGACTTCGGCTGGTATGGAGTCGCAGGTCAAACTTATGCATTCGATGCAGAAGTGGTCTACGACGCAGACGGTGCAACAGAAGGCGCTGCTTTTTCAATCACCGCACCTGCAGTACCAACAGCAATTCAGTTCGTTTCAATCTATCCATTGACTGCAACAACTGAAACCAAAACACAATGTGTCGCAATTGACACTCCAGACCACGGAACATCCTCAGTTGATGGATTAAACACCGCCCAAGTATTCGGTGTTATCACCCCATCGGCAGACGGGTTCATTGCGGTCAGCGGCATTGCAGAAAACGCAAGCAAAATCACAGCCAAGGGTGGTCTTTCAACCTTGTCGTGGAAGCGCATTGACTGGCCAGCAGGCGTCTAATTAAACCCGTTAACTGTGTTGCCAGTTGAAGGGCTGGCGGCACATTTAACAATGTTCTAACGAAGGAGAAATATGAACAGAGAACCGGTTATTTCAAACCAAACACCAGCAGGGTGTGAGCGTTACGGCAATACATCTGGCATTGAAGCATCAAACATTTCATCTGTTTATGCAATGCCAGGGACAGAACCAGCAATGCCTAGCGAAGTTTCTTATGGCCGAAATGTTTTAGACCATTGCACATATCATTACCCAGAAGGTCATGAGTGCAGGGCTCCAAGAGTTAAAGACGATACGTTCTGCATAGGTCACAAGAAACAGAGAATCAATGCTGAGAAAAAAGCTAAAGCATTAGAGGAACAAGTCCAGGAATAGGAATTTAAATGCCAGCACCAGCGAGTACGCTAACCACGGGTCTTAACTCCTATTACCTTATTCAGTTAATAGAAAGTCTTTCGCAGCTTCAAATTGGCTACGACCAAGATGTTGATGACATCGACCAAGACTTGGTGCTCCAGTTCCTCAAAGAGGGTTATCAGAGAATCGTTTCTCTTGACACTCGTTGGCCATGGTTCCAAACCACATACCAATTTGAGACCCTTCCATCAATCAGAACCTATTCTTCTGGTTTGAGCATTACTGCAAGCTGGTCTCCATATATTCCAGTGTTTCCTGATGCAGCTGCATTAAATAAAACTCTTCAAAATGTTCGTGAAATAATTAGCGTTATTAATAACACTGACGGTGGAAACGAACTAATTTACATTGACCAGTTCAAAGCAGAATCAATCTGGGTTGGAACAAATGACCAGCCAGACATTCCTGCATATTGGTCTCTTTGGGGCAACCAAATAAACTTGTGGCCAAAGCCAAACGACACGCAATACGACATGACCATGCGTGGTTATCGTGAGCCAGACCTTACATGGCTTACAGACTCAGCTAACTCACAAAGTACAAACTATGTAGACCTCGACCCAGAGTTCCACATGATGCTTGTAAACTTTGTTCTTGCGCGCACATTCCAATTCCAAGAAGACCCTGAGATGGCCAATGTGTACATGCAGCACTACAACTCTGGTGTCACCATTGCTAAAGCAAACTTAACTGCACCAAACAGCAACCAGCCATTAATTATGAGCGGTGGATTGCAACTTAACGGAGCAGCAAATACTGCCTATGGACAGGGATATGGTCAAGCCGGAATCATGGTGCAACCAGGCTCGCCTTATCCGTTGGGAAGAATGTTCTAACAAATGGCGGCTATTGACTTCAAGCAAGTCTTTGACTTTACTGGCGGTATTAACTTTCGTGCCGACCAGTTTCAGTTGGCTGACAATGAATCACCGGGAATGCTCAACGTAGAAATTGACCCTCGTGGTGGTGTGTTTAGTCGCGCTGGTTATCAAACAAAACATTCAACAGCTGTTGTGGCTTCTGGTGCCGTATGGAGACCGAAAGGTTTGTACGACTACAAGTATTCTAATGCTCCGTTAATCATGTTGACCACTGGACGTGGTGGTGCAGGACCAACTGACGGCAAGATTTACCATTCAAGCGGTGGAAACTTTACAAAACTTGCAGCAGATGCGTTTAACGATGTAAATGTTAAATCATCAAACGGCGCTTCCATGACCCAATGGGAAGACACCATGTACTTTGCTATTGGCGTTACTGCTCCCTATATGTACAGTTGGGTTTCTGGAAACACATACGCAACACAGTTGACTGCTTCAGGCCCGACTTGGCAGCCATACGAGATTCCTGCACTAACTCCATACATGCCACGAGCAGAACACGTATTAGCTCATGCTAATAAACTGTTTGTTGCTAACACCTACGAAGATGGAACTGCATATCCAAACCGTTTGCGTTGGTCACACGAAAACCTCCCTGGCTCTTGGTATCAGCAGGACTACATTGACATCATCGCTGGCGGTGAAGGCATTCGTGGCATTCAAATAGTTGATGGACAGTTGCTTATCTTTAAGCCAAAAGCCATTTACTTGCTTATGGGCTACGACGCCGACTCATTCCAGTTGGTTGAATTGACCACGGTTCTTGGTATTGATTACCCACAGCAAGCAGTAGCTGGTTCTGGTGGCGTTTACTTCTTTGACTACCCAGGCGGATTATTCTTCTATGACCGCAATGGAATCCAAGACATATTTGAGCGAATCAAACCGATAATCATTAACAAAGAAGTTAACTCTGAATATACCTTTGATATAACGCTGTCCTATGTCAGAGACAGACTTTGGGTATCAATGCCGTATGCTCCAGCAGCTGTTTCATCTCCGCCAGATTATCCAAGCGTTAACTTTATTTTTGACCCAACGATTGGTCAACGTGGTTCATACACCATGTTTCAAACAGCTGAATGGTTTGACCCGCAGACAGCTTCGCCAGACGACGACCTTATTGGTGGATTTGGTCTTGTATGTGGCATGGATTGGCGCGATTCAAATGACCAGCCTTATTACCTGATGGTTTCACCATACGAAGATTATGCATATGTCATGTATGTTGACGACTATGCAAACACAGTAGACGATGCCCCGGCAACATTTACTGGCAAATTTGGAACTGCGTATAGAACAGCCTGGTTTGACGATAATCGTTATGTACAATTAAAGTCATTTATTCGCCCTTATTTTGTGCTTAAAGAAGTTTCTTCTCCTACTCAGATTCGTTTGGGTATTTATAAGAACTATGATGAGACCAATCAATCTGGCGGTACAAAAACAATCTCACTAACACCAATCTCAAGTGGTGGAACTTATTCAACAAGTGGTGCTGGTGGTCTCTATGGAACAGCTGTTTATGGAATTAGCACTGTGGGAGCGGCGATTAAAAGAAAAGGCATTGCCCCGTTGGGTAGAGGATATGCAGTTCAATTGGAGTTCAATGGACCAGATGACTCAACGGACTCAAATGTCGCACCAGGTAGAAAATGGGGATTAAACAGCATCGGTTATAAATTCAAAAGAAGAAAAATCAGAGGAACCTAATCATGGCAACAGTAACCATTCCGTATACATTCAGCAACGGTGACCCGATTATTGCTGCTGAACACAACGCCAACTGGCAGTCAATCGAGACATTTGTTAATGCCTTGTCTGCTGGTAACAACTTTGACACAGGTGCGCTGGACACTGTAACGATTGCTGATGCGGCAATCACATCGGCAAAGCTTGGCACATCTCTGACTTTGGTGACACCAAACATTGGAGTGGCAACGGCAACATCTTTGGCAATCAGTGGAAACATTGTTTTTCATACTGGAACAACTGGTGCTACAACATCGTACACATTGGCACTTACCGACGACTCAAAGATTATTGAAATCAATAGTGCAACTGCAGTTAACTTGACAGTTCCTTTGAACTCTTCTGTTGCATTCCCTGTTGGCACTTCAATAACTATTCTTCAAACTGGTGCTGGTCAAATCACAGTTCTGCCAGTTTCTGGAGTAATAGTTAACTCAACTCCAGGACTAAAGATTCGTACTCAATGGGCTGCTGCAACACTGCTCAAACGAGCGACTGACACTTGGGTTCTCATGGGAGACTTGACCTCCTAATGCCATTATTTGTTGGAGCCATTGATGCTGGCGGTGACCAGCCAACAGCACCTGGTACGCCCACGGCTACAGGTGGTAACGCTATTGCAACAGTTGCATTTGCAGCTCCTAGTTACCTTGGCAAAACTGGAACAGTTGTATACACGGTTACATCAAATCCTGGAAACATTACTGCAAGTGGCATCTCACCAATAACAGTTACCGGACTAACCAACGGAACTGCTTATACATTTACCGTAAGAGGAACAACTGACTACGGTGTTGTTTCTAATGCAAGCGCTGCATCTAATTCTGTGACTCCGGCTGCTCCTCCCGCTCCTCCGCCTCCTCCGCCACCGCCTCCTGGTCCTCCGCCTCCTCCACCATGTTCTTGCGCGCCTCAGCCATGGCCTGGTAATTGCACTCGTGTTTTCCCAAATACGTGTGACGGTACATACACATTTGAATACTACGACTGTGGTTGTAGTCAGACATGCCCAGGAACTGGTGGATACAACCCACAACAAATTTCTGGTTCTTGCGGATATGTTGCCCCTGCTCCTATTCCTGGATGCTCAGCATGTGTTTACACAGTTACTGGTCAATCACAATTTGTCTGTGGCTGTGAAGAAATCCGTGGTTTTCAAAAACAAAAATATTATGTGGTAACTTCTTATTCAACAACTTGTACGCCAGACCCATGTTCACCATGCGTTTGCCCACAATCAA